TTACTTCTGCTCACCGAGATCCATTTCCTTAATTTCCTTGAACCGGTTCTGTCTGTTTTCATCAGCAGAGTTCAATTCTTTCTTTCCCTCTTCGGTGGCGTAATACTTCTCCAAAACAGCAAAGTAATCTTGTTTTCGAGCCTCCGCACCGTCCTTCTTTCCAATGAGATAATACCCCCTTGATAAAAGCTCTATTGCCGCGTCGGTGAGGGCTTGCACCAGTTTAGGCACATCTGATGGTGTTATGATTATTTCACCATCCATGCCCTTCATTTTGGCGCTATGCTTGATGGAAATATAGCAGCCGCCGATCTTATCAGTTCCTTCGTATAAGAGCAGGTCGATATGCTCGGTTACCTCGATTTTCTTGATGACCTTTTCCATTCTATCACCGTGCAAGGTTTGGAACCATTTAAGGAAATGATTTTATAAGGTGTGCGTGAAGGTGTGCGCGCCTCATGTTTGGTTTTTAAACACCCATATGTCTGAATTTTCGATTAAAACTTTGCGGAACCTCTTGTCGTGAAAAACAGCTCAAGGTGTGCAAGCTTTTCCTGTGAAAAACACCACAAAGTAGCACCTAGAAGTTTACGTATATTACGCTGCCTTCTCGTCGGGAAATTGTTCCTCGAGGAGGGCTTTTTCACGCTCCGCTTCCTGCCGTTTCATCTCAGCCATGTAACGTTTCATCTCGGCTAAATCGTTTTCCATCCCCTGCATCCGTTTTTCAACGTCAATAGCGTGAGAGAAATACCGAATATTTCGCTCAAGAGCATCGAAAGCTATACTGTTTCCGCTAGTTAAGACATTCCTTGCACCTGACAGCAGTTCTGATATTTCGGGATCTGGATCAAGTTCAGTAGATTTATTGTCGGTTATCAGTTCCCCGGTGAGCAACCAATGGAGATTGACACCAAATTCTCTATTTAACGATATCAAAAAATTGCTTCCTGGCATCGTTTTCCCTTGCTCGATTTCGCTTATATAACCAGATGAAGAAGCAGTCTTTAACGCAAGCACCTGTTGCGTAAGGCTTTTTGATTTCCTCCATGTTTTTAGCCGCTGACCAATCATTTTTATCGTAATGTAGATATTTTTATTGACCAAATCTCGTTAAAACGAGTAAGGTCTATTTATCATTAAAAGATAGCCACCAATTACCGCAAAAAAGGAGCAAACCGTGAGTCAATCTTGCAAATGCCCGATTTGTCGCAATCCAGCCCGATCCCCGGAATCAATAGAACGATATCACTCGGCCATTTTGGCTGGGAATATGGCCCTCGCCGATTCTATCTTAAACTCGCCCAAGGCGAAGTTCTCACCTGAAGAGATCGAAACCCATCTTTTCAGCGATTTTTCCAAGGAGAGACGAGGTGTTGTAGAAGTCAGTCGTTCCGACGACACAGCCGCACGATGAGCACTGAATAAACATGATCTTGAATTTTGATCCTGCGGGAACCACCTCCTCCAACTCGAAGGAACGTGAACCGCATTTTGAACAAGTTGATGTTGCCATTACGAGGTCTCCTGTAGTGGAAAATTTATCAAAGGATTGCATTAAATGAACGATCTGCAACGCCTCTTCAAACTACGCGGCACCACTATGCAGGAGCTTTCCGATCTGATCGGTTTATCCATGCATCCGGTGCAGAAAACCGTGAAGGGCGTGCGTGCAACAGAGCATATACAGCTCAAGATCGCCGATTTTATAGGTTTGACGGTTGACGAGTGTTTTGGCCCGGCATCCCGCAAACCACTCCGGCTACTGATCAATCAAGAGATCAAGAAGAAGCGCGGAGAGTTCGAGCAAAAGCTGAAAAGAAAAATTCTTGGTGAAAGTACCCTATCACCCGCACAACGGGCCGTCAATGACTAGCAGGCGGAAAAAAATAGACAACACGGACGGGCGGCAGATGAGCTTGCTGGACGTGCTGGCCTGCGCCCAGAACGCTCCGGACCCGGAACACGTTACTGAAGGTGCCGCCAACATTAGAGAGCGACTACGCCTAGCAATAGCCAAAGCTATCAAGCAGTGCAGCCTGTCCCGATGGGAGATTGCCGGGAAGATGAGCCACATGCTCGGCATTGAGGTCAGTAAATTCCAGATCGATTCCTGGACGGCTGAGAGCAAGGAAGGCCACCGGGTACCGGCAGAATACCTTCCGGCATTCTGCATGGTGACCGGAGATCACGGCCCGCTACGAATGATGGCGGAGACGGCAGGGTTGTTTGCCCTGCCAGGTCCAGACGCTTTGCGGGCCGAAATTCAGAAGCTGGATGAAGAGAGCAAGCGGATTGGCCGCGAGAAGCGTAAACGCGAACTCTTTCTGAAAGAGATGCAGCCATGAGTGAAGAGCGGATCGCGGATATTGTATGGCGCTTTGGAAATGCCGCAACACAGGGCAAGAAACCACTAAGAATTGAACTGTTTCGAGCGGAACAGTGGCGACCTGGCTGGCGACCACACAAGAGAAACATGCACCCTCATCCACCACTGAGCGACCGAGAATACTGGCAGCAGTACTACCGGTTGCGTGTTGATGGCAGATGGTTGCGGATGTCTGGATATAAATACGTTTTTTACACACTGGAACAGGCTGTTACTCTTGCTGAAAAAAAATACAGGGAGGGCACCAAATGGGAGAGATGGACCGGACTACCTTTGCAATGAAGATGAGGGCTCACCAGGCCCAGATAATGAGAGAGGGTGTTGAGAAATTGCGACAGGAACTCATAGAAAATCAAACAGAAGGGGAAAAAGACGATGCACCCGCAAGCACTTATTGAAGAGCCGCCGTTGTCGCAGCGCGAAGAGAAGCTGCTGGCCGATCTGGAGGGCGTTATTGAAACCAATATGAAGGGGTTTGTGTTGGTGGGGATGGCGCTGGCAACGATCAAAAACCAGAAGCTCTACCGAATACAGTATCCGACCTTTGAGGAATACTTACTTCGAGTATGGGATATAGCAGCAAGAACAGCATATCAATTAATTGAAGCTGCTTACGTTCATGAAAATCTGAAAGATTTCTTGGAACGAGGAAACCTGAACAATTGTTCACAAATTGAAAACGTGAACCATAGTTTGGAAAGTGAAAATGTGCGCCATGGCGCACAAACAGAAATCATCCTCCCTAAAAACGAGCGGCAAGCCCGTCCCCTCACCCTCTTCTCCCCTGAAGAACAGAAAGAAATCTGGCTCAGAGTGCTCGATGAGGCCAGCAACCGCAATTGCGTAATCACTGCGAACTTCATCATCCAGGTCATCCTTGAGCGCCAGCGCAAAGAGATCGAGAAGCGTACGAAAACCAACAGAGAGCGGGCTGATAAGCAACTCGTACTCCCGCCCATGGTGCAGCAAAGCTATCAAATGCTGCTGCAGGTGGTGCTGGATCAGAACGACGCAGGCTGGAAGCAGGTCGGGAAGCAGACGATGGTTGAGTTACTTGAGGATCTACTGGAAACCTTGAAGGGATAACTGGATAAGGGGCGCAACCGTGAAAAGAACAGTGACAGCGGGTGAGATAGCTGAGGCGACAGGTGATCACCGGACAACTGTTATCCGGACCCTGGATAACGCTAAGGCCGTATTTGTCTGGCGTAAAGGCGCATCTGGAAACGAAAAGCACTATCCCCTCTCCGTCCTCACAGAAGAATACCGAGTAGCGCTCAAAATCAAGAAAGCAGCGCCGGAATGCGATGAACCGGACAGCTTGGCCGGGATAATCGGCGTACAAGCGGCACAGGAGATCCTAGTTGCCCGGGCAGAAGAGAAGGAACGCGAGTTGATCGCCAAAGAGCAGGGATTGGAAGCGTTCGAGCGACTGCCGGAACAGCGGAAGAAAGAGGCGTTGGCTCGGCATGCCCTGCTGCAACTCTGCGATGGATTCGTGCAGGCAGCGGGCTTTGACATTCCTCGCCACGCGCAACGCAGCAAAAAAGCGGACCGGGCCTTTATTGAGGCGTACAACGCCGGTCACATCACCCTCCCTGAAGACATTATCGCCGTGGTCGGAGAGCAGACTAGCTACTCCACCCTGCGGCGGATCGCTGAGGGATATCACAAGCACGGCCTGCCGGGCCTGGCGCTCGGCTACCATAGCCCTAAGCGAGGCCAGACCACTCTTTCCGAGGACCAGCAGACCATGGTGATCAGCACCATGTGCATGAATCCAAACACCAGCACTACCAATATCCGTAAAATCCTGCAGGGCAAGTTTGGCCGAGAGGTTCCTTCCGCCGACATAATCAGCCGATTCCGCATCAATTGGATCAAAGAGAACGAAGAACTGTGGATGTTCTATACCAACCCTGACGAATGGAAGAACAAGTGCCTATTCGCCTTCGGATCGGCCAGTGAGCATGTCGAACGATTGAACCAGTTGTGGGAAGCGGATTCAACGCCTGCCGACCTGATGCTGGCTGACGGAAGGCATTCAATTATTGGCATGATCGACGTGTATTCACGGCGGCTGCGTTACTTCGTTTCCAAGACATCCAAGGCGGTGTCAGTGGTGGCGCTGCTCCGGCACTGCATCATCGAATGGGGCGTGCCTGAAGTTCTGAAGATCGACAACGGCAAAGATTACCGATCGGCGCATGTGACCAGGGTGCTGGATAGCCTTGAAATACAGCGCGAATACTGCACCCCCTTCCAGGGCCAGGAAAAACCCCATATCGAGCGGTCTTTCCATACCTTCCTCCATGGCCTGGTGGAGCTGATGCCCAAATATATCGGCCATAACGTGACCGAGCGCAAGGCGATCGAGGCCAGGCGCAGTTTTGCCGACCGGGTGATGAAAAAGGACAGCGATCCGGTTGATGTCAATTTAACGGCTGAAGAACTGCAGAAGTTTTGCAACGAGTGGACCGAGTTTGTGTATCAGCACGACCCGCACAGCGGCCTGAACGGGAAAAAGCCGATCGACATGGTGCGGAATTGGAAGCAGCCGAGGCGGTGCATCCACGACATGCGCGCCCTGGATATGCTGTTGATGCCTGCGCCTCGAGACGGAGGCAAGCGGACGATAGAAAAGAAAGGCATTCAAGTGGACAACCGCTTCTTTCAGGCAAAAGAGTTTGCCGGGAACAAAGGGAAAGAGGTCTTTGTTCTGCTCGATCCAGTCGATATGGGAACGATTTACGTCTACCTGTACGGCGATCGCGGAGAACGGGACTTTCTGTGTGTGGCTATCGATCCGAAATGGCATGGCATCGACCGGGCCAAGTTCTCGACCGCATCACGTAATCATCAAACTCGGTTCATGCGGGAAGGCGCAAAACAGCTCAAAGAGATGAGCAAAAAAGAAGGCCAGCGCGAAGCCTATGCGGACTATGTAAATTTCCGCAAATCCGAAGTGGCGAACATGATCCAGTTCCCTCTACCGAGCGAAGAGCATACCACCCCAGCACTTACCGAGGCCGCCAAGGCGGTTACAGCTCTTGACCTGGCCATGGATCGGCAGGACGGCATGGAAAAGACCCTGCGTGAGGTCGAGATCATCCTCGCTGAAGAGAAAGCCGCTCCGGTACCGGTAAGGGAACAGAAGGTGCTGCAACTGATCACCTGCAAATCCGACCGTTACCTGGACATCCTCGCTTCGACGCGCATGGAGAAGCGAAAGCTCACGCAATGGGAATACGACTTCCTTACCGACTTTTATACCAATTCGGACACTGGAAAAGCGTACTTGCTGCTTGAAGGGGATTTACGAATGAAGGTTGGCTTGGCTGACGCGAGCCTGGCGAAAGGATAAAAAAGAGGCGGCCGGAAGCTGTTAGAGCAGCTTCCGGCCAAAAGACTATCGATAGCAGACAGGAGAAAAATACCCAATGATTGACACTTTTGCAACAACGCAAAATGTGCGCCGGTTCATGGCGGGCATGGAAGTGCTGAAACGTCCTGTAAAAGGGCGGATCGGCATCATGCTTGCCTATGGACCTTATGGCACCGGAAAGACCGAGATCGGCGGTTGGTATTATACTAACCATGGCGTCCCTTATGTTCGGGCAACGGATGGCGGAACCAGGCGGGAGCTGCTGGCCAATATCGTTTCTGCCTTGGAAGAGGCTCCGAAGTATCGCTCAGCGGACATCTTCGAGCAACTCCTGAACATCCTGGACGAACAATCCATGCCGATCATCATCGACGAAACCGATTACCTGGTCGACAGCGGCATTATCGAGACGGTTCGGGACATCAGCGATATGACCAACGCTCCTATCATCCTCATGGGCATGGATGGCATTGAGCGCAAACTGAAGCAGTATCCCCATTTGTGCGATCGCATCACGGTGACGACCAAGTTCGAGCTATTCGACCAGCGTGAAATTGCCAACTATGCGGAGCAGGTTTGCGAGGTGCGGTTGACTTCGGATGCGATCACCTTCATTCACCTGCACGGCAAAGGCCGGTTGCGGATGACCACGACCTGGTTGGAAAGGGCGGAGCGGATCGCCAGCCATAACAAGCTGGAGGAAGTGACGGCGGCGCACCTGGAAGCGTACCTGAAAAGGGAGCAACGTCGATGACGGTGCTTGATCCGGTCATTCTCTACCTACTCACCAGCGGCCTTAAAACCGTCACCTTGGAGAATGTTTCCAAGGGTGTAGAACTAGAGAGAGTTCCGGTTTTGCGGGTTTTAGACAAGCTCGCCAGCGAAGGCTATCTGGAAGAGATCTCTGAGGCCAAAACTCAAAAAGGTTTTGCCGAGCCTGGACCTCCGATGCAGAATCCTACCTGGAAGGTCATCCGAGACCTAACTGACAGGCCTGCAAAAAGACCGAAACGCACCACTGGCCGGGATAAAATTTGGCGGGCCATCAAGCGGCTGCAGCGCGGTTTTACCCGATCCGACCTGGTGCGGCTTTCAGGGGCGTCCAGGGCGAGTGTCGAAGATTACACAAAACTGCTGGAGCGTGATGGTTTTATCAAGATGGTTGGCGTAACCGGGCATCAAAAACGCTTCAATCAGTCAACGGAAGAATTAAAGCGACCCAAGATCAGCGAAAAGCAGGAAGAAACCACCTCCGGAGGAACGATGATTGATCAAGGATGGTTGGAGATACTGCAGCAACGGACGGAAGTTGCCGGAAGGCCTGCAGTGGCAAAAGAAATGGGTGTGTCCGGTGCCACCATATCCTTATTGCTCGCCAAAAAATATCCGGCCAGCACCGAGAGCATGGAACGACGGGTCATGAAAATATATGGCAATAACGGAAAGGTATCATGCCCTGTTTTGGGTGAGATGGCCCCAGCCAAGTGCGCCGAGCTGTGGAACCGGGCGCGCAAATTGGGCGTCAAAGGCGGGAATCCGAAGGTGATCAAGCAGCACAAAGCCTGTTTAAAATGCGATTTAAGGAACGGTTAGGAGGAATAGGGAATGGATACATTGTTCTGGGGACTTGTGGCACTCCTCGTCGGGATAGTTATCGGATGGCGAGCCGCCCACATTACCCTCGCTGAAGAGTGCACCAGAGTCGGTAAATTCTTTTTAGGAAAAACCGTTTACGAGTGCACGGCCATAAAGAATACCGACCCGAAAAAGGTCGATTAACCAACGCAAGGAGATTGTCATGCCAAATACTACACAGCCAGATTTATTGACAATGAACAGGGGCGTCGCCGAACTTGTTAAAAAACTCGATGCAATAAATCACGCCAATTGGCGTGATATCCGACAGGTCGATGGACAGGACATTACGGAAAAACTGTTCAAAATATGGAACATCGCCATGGAGCTGCAGCGGGATCTAGCCGCACCTGCCATTGTCGAGGGATGCAGGGTCGATGCAGTGTTACAGATATTTAGGGTCGGTGAATTAATTGGAGAAATGGGCCCAGATCCTGATCACCGGCAACTCCTGTCAATCGGCATGGCCACCGAGCTGGCCGCCTTAAAGGTTATGCAATACAAGAGCATGGTAAAATTTTCTGCGATAGCGGAAATGAACCATAAAATTGCCGCAACGGAGGCAGCATGAGCACCCGCAAAAAACCACAAAACCTCTATCCCGTCAAAGACCTGACCGAGGCCAACCGAGTCCTGGCTGAAATCGGGGCATTAAAGCGGCAGATTGAGCAGGTCAATGCCAGTTTAAGTGACGATATCGACCGACTGAAAGCGGACGCCGAGGCCAAGGCTGCCCCGCTGCAATCCCGGCTAGCTTGCATGGAAAACGGATTGCTCGCCTTTGCCGAGTACAACAAGGAAGAGGTCTTTGTTGAGCGGCGCAGCAGGGAATTGACCTTCGGAACCCTTGGATATCGGCGATCAACGGAGATCGCGGCCAAACCGAAGCATACCATGGCCATGGTGCTGGGCAAACTGAAGGAACTATCGTTCGCAGGGGCCATCCGTATCCAGGAGTCGGTCAATAAGGATGAACTCCAGACCTGGCCAGATGAGCGGCTCGACCTGGTTGGCGCTCGGAGGGTTAAGAAGGATACCTTCTGGTACGAAGTGAAGGAAGAAGAAGTCAAGCAAGCTGCCTGAGTTGATAAGGAGAATTGGAATGAAACATAAAGCCACCGCCACCATCATCCTGCAGGTTGAGGCAATCTTTGAGGATGACGGTTTCCATGCCATCCCCGTGCAGGCCGCTTCTGCCCTGGAGGCTGATGCTGAATGGAAATATTGCATGCGGCCGGGTGAAGTTAAGCTGACCGACATCGAAATTAAACCAATAGCGTAAGCGAAATCCCGGCCTGGCCGGGATTATCCGGAGGCGGCGCTCCGGATCTGATGAGCAGCCTAATAAAAGGAAAATATGGATAGAGCATTGATCATAGATGAGCCTTGGATAAGCAAAATCCTCTCTGGAGAGAAAACTTGGGAGATGAGATCCAGGGCTACAACAGTTCGTGGGCGCATTGGTTTGATTCGTAAAGGTTCTGGTTTAATAGTCGGTGAAGTCGATATTGTTGAGGTTCTTGACTTCAATCAAGAACGAGATGTTCTTGAACGATATACAGAAGAGCACTGCATTGACTACTCCGACAAAGATCGGGAGTTTCTACAAAAATACGATGTTGCCTGGGTGCTTGAGAATGCTAAGAAATATTCAGTACCGATTCCGTACAACCATCCCCAAGGGGCGGTTATATGGGTGAGGCTTGAAAAATCTGTAGACTGGCTATGCGTCGATTGCGGTCAACATGGAGCCATCCCATTTGACAATGGTGATGGAAAGGTAAGGTGTGCAGCGTGCGCAGTAGACAGATACATGAAAATGCCTGGTGCAGAAATCGTATTGACTGAACCAATATTTAGCACTTTCGGTGCATAACGAAGGCCTAAGATGATTCTCACCTGTCCATCCTGTGGTGCCACGGCCAGCGCCTGTGCCTGGGAGAACGATATCACGGCCCGCGAGGCCATGCAGGCGATCCTTGCCCTACCGGCTCCGGTGGGCAAGGTAACGCTGGGCTACCTCTCCCTGTTCCGGCCAACGGAACGGGCGCTGACCTGGAAGAAGGTCAAGAAGGTTGTCGGCGAGCTGTCCGCCCAGGTGGCTCTTGGTTATGTGCAGGTACAGGGGAAACCGGCCCGATCCTGCCCGCCTCAGATCTGGTCGGTAGGCATGGAACAGATGGTTGAACGATCAGCCACTTTGCAGCGCCCCTTGAAGAATCACAACTATCTGCGCCAGGTCGTTTGGCAGCTGGCAGACCAGGCCGACGCCCAGCAGGAGCAGAAGGTACGAAACGCTGAAATAACAGGTTCCACCAAGTCCCGAAAACCAACTGACGACGGAATGAGCGAAATCATGCGCAAATACATTGAACAGCACGGAGATCCCAATGCCGCCGAGTAAAACCGACACCATAATTATCCATGTGGCCATCAACCAGCTTGGCCTGGAGGATGAGGAATATCGAAAGATCCTGTGGGCGTTGTTCCGACTGCGGCCATTGCCAGGGGCGGAGAAACCATCGTCGAAACAACTTACACCCGTCCAGGCTAAAAGACTGATCAAGCATTTCGAATCCATGGGATTCGTGTCGACAATCCGTAAGAAGTCGACACCGGACATACCCGTTCCTACAGACGGAAAGTCTCAAAAAATCCTAGCTCTCTGGATTACTCTGTATAAGGACGGAGTGGTTCGAAACGGATCAAACCGGTCCATGATGAAATTTGTCAAACGGCAGACCGGAAATGAACACCTCAAATGGTGCGACAGGGCCGACAAAGACAAGGTGATCGAGGCTCTGAAAGGCATGGCCAACCGGGAGGACGTGAGTCTTGGATGAGCATGACGACATCCGGCAGCTGCGCAGGCCAATCATCAACCTTCCGGAACGGCACCTGCCTGCAATATCGGATTTGCCAGGAAACCTCGCATGGATTGCGGAGGTCATCGAAGCGAACATCCCCGGAATGGGCGTGCGGATTACCTTACTGCTTGCCCAATCGTTTCCTGGGCAATACATCCATTTCCGCACGGTCGATAAATTCATCAACCAATGGAGAGACGATACGCTGCGGGAGATATACGACCAAGGAGGGATCACCGTCAAGGAGCTGGCGGTGATGATAGGTATGAGTACGCGAGAGGTTGAGAAAATACTGGCTCGGCCCTCCAGTCAGGAAGAGTTGGAGGATCGGCAGTTTCGCTTGTTTTGAGAAGAGAAGTACCTTCGAAAAGTCATTGACATCAACAACGGACCGTGTCACCTCTGAGGTGAAAACTACAGAAGGGAGGGGGTATGAAGAAAATAGTGGCGATGGCAGTGCTGGCTGTGGGTTTTTTGGTCTCTCTGTCAGGATGCAGTGAGGATGTTCACACAAAGCCCACAGTCTTCGGCGATAATGCTGAGACAATCAGCTATATCAAAAGCCTGAACAGTAACATCAAAGAGGTTGCGGTTGTTCCTTGCCGAGCCAATAAGAAATGCGACGGCACCTTTCTTATTAGTCTCGAAGCAGTACGAGCGAATTTGTATGGAAGTAAAACCGATTGGCTGATGGCAGCAAACTCCAATTATCATATATCGAAGGACTTATTCTCTGGCTTCCCAAATAAAATTTACGAATTAAAGACCTCACACATAAGTGCGGCCAAGGATAAATACGGGAAAGATACCAAGGCAACATGGGCAATTTTTACAGTTAAAGGGGACGAAGCAGCCAAAATAGAATGGAAGGGAATGGACTGGTTGCAATACACCAAAAACTTTGTTGAGTTAGAATCGTACAATAGTGATGGCTTGCAATGGCTTCGAGATTTCAGAAATGAGTATGGACTTTTAAAATAAAAATTGCGGCATTGACCAAGCTGTAACCGCCCCTTAAAAACAATCCCCCCGCCCCAAAGGAAGGCCACTCGGCCTTCCTTTCCTTTTTCACCGTTTTGCGACGGCTAAAATTATACCGTCATACCTCTTATATGTTGCCATGGCCGTTTCGTTTGAACAGCGGACGGATAGGGGAAAAACATAAACAAGAGGTACAAATCATGTCAATTACTGCCGCAATTTGCGATAGCTACAAACAGGAAATATTGCAGGGAATCCACCTGGCAGCCGACACTTACAAGATGGCTCTTTTTCCTTCCTCGGCAACGCTGAATAAATCCACAACAGCCTATAGCAGCGCTGGCGAGTGTCCCAACGGAAGTGGTTATGCGACCGGGGGCGTTGCCCTCGTTGGTTATGCCGTAACGATTGACACCGATACCGCGATTCTTGATTTCACGACTGACCCGACTTGGCCTGCAGCGACCATCACCGCACGGGGCGCACTGATTTACAACAGTTCGAAAGGCAACAAGGCCGTTGCTGTCCTTGATTTCGGAGCTGATATAACTTCGACCAACGACACCTTCACCGTCACGTTGCCACTTCCTGCTGCCGCGACAGGGGCGGTTAGGATTGCATAATGACAATCGCGAGCCTAGATCAATATATCGCCTCGTTAAAACAGCGGATCGAGTGGGTTAAGACCGCCTCTCGGACCACAGTTGCCGGTATTCCGTTTTCAGTGTTCGACCTTGCTGGCCAACCGGGTGCTGGCGTACTCGCCGGGACGTCAACCGCCAACGGAGTGGTGCCGACAGCGGCAACTGCAGGATGTCCTATTGTCAACTTCAGCTCAGGAACAGGATACCTCTCTAAGGTCGAGTTCAATAACTCAGTGATGGGCCGAATAGCCCTGTTTGACATGCTGTTCAAGGCTGGGGCTTACTCCTATGCTGCTGCTACGACACCGCTATCCTCACAGCCCTCCTATCTTGCAAGATGCCCGGATGGGATTGGAGCCGGTGCAGAAATATGGATAGAGGTAACCACAGCATTCGTCACCGGTACGGCCTGGCAGGTGCAAGTTACCTATACCAACTCTGCGGGAGTTGCTGGCAGAACATCGATCATCTCAGCGGCACAAGCGGCGGCGGCATTGACTCTGGGTAAACTTTTCCAGATGTCTTTGCAGGCTGGAGATACCGGAGTGCAGAAGATCGAGTCTGTTATTGTCACCAACGGTGGCACCGCAATGACTGCGGGGAACTTCAATGTCCTGGCGCTTCGTCCCCTTTGGACCTCTGGACGGGTACCAATAGCAAACGGTGGGGATATCCACGATATGCTCAAGACCGGCATGCCAATCGTGTACAACACCTCCGCATTTTATGTCCAAATTTGCGCAGACAGCACCGCCACAGGAACCCCTGAAATTAATTTTGAAATAGCCTCCGCATAACAGATATGAGCAGCATTTGGCAAAATACAAAGTCTGGACGCATTAGTTCAGCCGGGGCATTTCTGTCAAATTCGTTCGGATCAGCGACCAATGATATTATTAAAACGGGTTTTTGGGGAGCCGACACAACTAGCGTAACCGTTTTTACCACGGGGGTAACCTCAACGGCTTCTGTGGGATCGGTAACCGCAACCGGGAAAGGATCCGTATCTCCTTCAGGTCAGGTCGGGGTTACATCTGTTGGAACAGTTTCTTCTCATGGCAAAGGGGTCATTGCTCCGATCGGAACAATCGCTTCTGCTTCAATTGGATTCTCTTCCTGCAAAGGAAAAGGGTCCGCCACACCTGTGGGGGTTTCAGCAACAACCGCAGTCGGAACTGCGGTCGCCACCGGATATGCCATTGTCGATTCTCCGGGATGGGTAGACGAATCTGGAGACCATTGGGCTGATGAAACCGGCTCCTCGTGGACTGATGGCGTATACCTGGCAACACCTGCGGGTATTTCAGCAATTGCCTCAGTCGGCACTGCGGTCGCAGGAGGAAAGGCTACAAGCGTTCCTTCTGGATGTGCTGTCTCTTCTTCGGTTGGGCAGGTCGCTACTTCCGGAAAAGGGAAAGCCGTCCCTGCAGGGGTATCTGCAACCGCATCTGTTGGCGTTGCCGTTGGCAAAGGTAAAGCAAGCAAGGCATCCATAGGCGTTGCATCAGCAGCGGCAGTTGGGACACCTGCTGGCAAAGGTAAGGCTAACAAAACCGTCACAGGTGTTTCTGCTTCTGCGATAGTCGGGATAGCCACCACAAAGGGAAAAGCAACAGCTTTAGCAACGGGAGCCTCTGCGGTTTCGTCCGTTGGAACTGCCTCTGCTACCCACTCAGGGGGAGGAACAGCTCACCCTGCTGGACTTAGTGCTTCCGCATCGATCGGTTCTCCGATCGCAAAAGGTAAGTCTACTAAGATCGCTGTGGGTGTGTCCGCCGCATCCTCCGTGGGTGCTCTTGTAGTTTATGGGAAAGGAAACGCTACGCCCCAGGGAGTCTCTTCAGGCATCTCAGTGGGCACCGTTTCGGTAAAGGGAAGATGTAAAGCCTTACCTGCAGGGGCAATAGCCACATCCTCCATAGGAACAGTGAGCGCCAAGGGGAAAGCCTCGACTCTACCCCTGGGCGTTTCCACCTCGGTGTTTGTTGGGACAGTAATCTGCAAGGGTAAATCAAACGCTATAGCTTCCGGGGTGCTGGCGGTTTCGTCCGTAGGCGAAGTATTGGCCACGGGCCGATCGCCCAACTCTCCGAAAGTCGCTGCAATTTCCATCGGAGCAGTGACCGGTCACATTGCAGTGACCACCCGGTCCGGAAGGATCTCATTTTCTGCGAGGTAATTATGTCGGGACAGTTAAACGTGCCAGAGGGATCGACCTCATACCATGCAATCAAGATTATCGGCCCCGATGGATTGCCGGCAGTCCCCGAGGCGTTGAGATACCGCCTGATGGCATCGGAGGCCGCCACTATCAGGGACTGGGTCGTGATCCCAGAGGACTCAACCGTGATAGAGATATCAGCAGCGGACAACACCATCGGCCAAGATGGCGCAGACCGGTATCTTGCCGTTGAGGCAACGCACAATGGCGGCAAAAAAATAACATCGGAACTCAAATACACTATCATCGATCTGAAGGGGGTTTCCAAATGAGATCTGTATTATGGGTCTGGATTGCATGTCTGCTCGCCTGCGGAAATGCGCTAGCGGCTGATTTCACGCTGCACAGCAAGCCGCACAAGTCAGCACTGACTGGATCTGAGGTGATGGGGTTCGAGGATGCCGACGATGGATACAAAGTCAAATACTTCACTCCATTCGACGTCAAGTCCTATGTCGGCTCTGGAGGCGGAACTCCCTCGTGGCTACCTTCCACCGGACCAACTGCAACAAACCAGATAATCCAGGCGACCGGAGCAGGTGCATCGGCCTGGACCTCGATTATCGCCGGCTTGATCAACGATGCCGGGACCGGGACCGATGATCTCTGGAGCGCGGATAAGATCATCAGTACCATATCAGCAGGCAGGCGCATCACCGTATCGACCTCTGATCCATCTGGAGGGCAAAACGGAGACGTATGGTTCAAGGTGGCCCCATGATCAAGATTTCATCCGCCATGATCGTTACATGGATCTTATTATGCAGCATCGTCTGCGCAGAGGTCAAGGTCAACGATAATGGGACGTGGAAAGCACCGTTATCGGTGTTTGTTAATGACAACGGGACATGGAAATCGCCCTCCATCTATGTCAATGACACCGGAACCTGGAAACTGGTGGCACTGATTGACGGACAACAATATGGATTCTCGTGGGATATTACTGAAACGGCCAATGTCACCGGATTCAACATCTATCTTAACGACACTCTGCTCTGCACATCATCCAATCCAACAGACAGAACCCTTACCTGTAACAGCACGTCTCCTGTACCTTCTCCCGCGTCTTTCTATATCACTATGATTAGATCTGATACCGGAGAGAGTTCACCGTCCAACACTTTAACCTACACCGCTAATTGACCATGTATCTGTTGCTACTAAGGCTGTTTTTATCTGTGCTTATCATGAGTCGCTGCTGCTCATCCTGGGCAGCCTCCTGCACTGTTGAGTGGAGCTATACCCCTCCTTCTTCTCCAGCCGTCACCGGATTCCGCTTATACAAAAACAACGCGCAACTGATCGATTTCCCCGGTTCGACGATCACCTCAGGGGTATTCACCGACACCTTGGTCGTGAATGATGTTTTCGAGTTAACCGCACTGTTTGCAGACTCAACCGAATCTCCTCGCAGTCCTCCATTTACATTCACGGGTGGGGCATCCTTTATCCGGTTTGGCAGCCTCAAATTCGGAAATACCCACGGCAGCGCCGACAAGCCGGGGCAAGTGCGGCTGCGATAATGGCCCCTCGATCACGCAAACAAAAGGCAATATGTACCGAGGATGGATGCGATTTCCCCTCCTCGAGTCACGGCCTTTGCAAAAAACACGCGGAGCGCAGAAGGCGCGGCACTCTGACTAAGCGCACCCTCCCGGATCTACCGGGTGAGCGATGGGCAGCAATAGAGGGGCATCCGGAGTGGTACGTGTCGACAGCCGGGCGTCTCAAATCCGCCCGCACCGGCCACGAGAAACTCCTGAAGCCCAGGTGGGTCGAAGGCCGCATGCTGGTCGGGGATAAACAGTACAGCAACCTGACCGTGCATTTGTCGGTACTGCGGGCCTTCCGCCCTGGGATCACGGGTGACCCGATATTTATTGATGGCGATCCTCGTAACTGCTGCCTCGACAATCTGCAGTGGCGCACCATTGATGATCGCCGCCAACGCGCCAGCGCCATGGCCGAGCAATCGGACAGCCGATGGGGAGCAGCGTTTGCAGCCTACTGGAGAGGAGATAACCACGCCCTCGACACGTTCTATGAGGAGATGCGGCGGCTCCTGATCGTAATGGTCCCGCGTAAGATCGGCACTTGGAGTATCGGCTACCAATTGGAGGTTGACGATGTCATTTACACGGTGCTCGCGAAAGTGTTTTTCCAGGTCCATGCGGCCACGCTCATATCTTTAGACAATATGCCAGCTTATGTGTGCACGGTGGCCGACCGGGTGTTGGCCGCGCAATGGCAGTACGCCAGGCATCTCGATAACGACACGCGCATCAATCGTGACGGCGAAGAGTACAGCGTTGCCGATGCCATAGGTTTTTTCTACCCCTCTGCGGAGCTGGAGGCGATGCACAGAGAAATTTGATTCAAGGGGAGGCCGCTCGGCCTCCCTTTCTTTTTCACCGTTTTGCAACGGCTAACAGCTCAACCCCATATCTCTTATATAACCATAACAGGCACCGAGACTGCCTTATATCTCCTTTCTGTGGTTGGGGGCAGGTTGCACGGCCTGCCCCCTCTTAGAGGTTAACTATGAAGAACATCATTATCTACGACGAGCAATTCCAGCGTCAGGCCGTGACCTATTTCGACAACGAGTTGATAGACGGTTGCTCGGTTGACTGGCGCTGGTTCAAGGCTCAGGCCATAGCCGAGAGCGATTTTAATCCCAAGGCGGTCAGCAGTTGCGGAGCGCAGGGACTGATGCAATTGATGCCCGACACCTTTGCCGAGATCGCCAAGGAACTGCACCTGCCCAACAGTCCTTTTGACCCGCTTATCAATATCAAAGCTGGCGTCTACTACGACCTGAAGATGTGGCGCGTATGGCGCAAAGAGCAAGGGCTTGAACGTCTGCGCTTCATGTTCGCGGCCTACAATTCCGGGGTTGACAACATCATAGATGCTCAGAAACTGGCCAGCCCGACTGATAAATGGTGGGCAGTTGCCCAGGTGCTGCCAAAAATAACAGGAATCAAGAATGCGAGACAAACAACGGACTACGTCAAAAGAATCGAAGCCGTCTATGGCCAGCTCATCCGGAGTTGATCGAGTGGCCTGGTTGAAAAGACTGCATGCAATCTGGCTCTGGAAACAGGGTCAAAAACAAAAATGATCGAAGTTCGATCGAAATCTTGGAGGAAGCACATGAAAAAATGCAAACCGATGAAGTCCCTTCTTTTGATAGTCGGCTGTGTCTTGTTGGGAATCGTATCGGCCTTCGCAGCCGTTGATCCTACCCCGGCGGCCAGCTCCTCGACCGGCGGCTCTTTGCTTAATTTCTTTTTCGCCAACGAGACCACCATTTTGGCGGCACTCTTGGCGATATCTGAAGTGCTGGCGCGGATCCCCGGCATCAAGGCTAACTCAATTTTTGAATTGGTGACCAATTTCCTCAAGGTCTTGGCAAGCGGCAAACCGGATACGCCTGCGAAAGTTCAGTAATTGTTTATTTGCAGATCAATCACCTCCGGAGACCCGGAGGTGATGTTGAGGATGAGAGCAACACCATGAGTGAAATCATTGTTTCAGTGATCATCGGGTTCTTGGGCCTGATAGTGAACGCCCTGCTGGCGGCAAAAAAGGAAAAGGAACAGAGCCATGAACAAAAAAACAACGAGCTACGGCAGGCCCTGGCGGAGGATGACACTGCTGCTGTGCATGGTGCTCTTGGATCTCAGCATGACCGCGTGCACGAAGCATTATGTGGTGGTGCCGGGGGGGGAGACGGTGACCATCCAGAAACAGGAACTGGACCAGCTTTATAGCGATAACGAAGCGCTGCTGAAGGCGCTGGAGGAGTGCAAGGCTCGGTAATGGAGACGATCGAACACTCCCAACGCGACCAGGAGCAGTTTAATCGGTTGGCCTTGCAACTGCAGATGGACAGTATGCCCACAGGCGCATCGGCGGCAGAGTGCGAGGATTGCGGTGAAGAAATTCCGAAGGGAAGACAGAAAGCTGCTCCGGGTTGCACACGATGCATAGGATGCCAGGACAGATACGAGCGCAATCAGCGGAGAGAGCGATGAATATTACCATCAACTGGGATGCCGTCGCAGTACTGGCCACCCTCGCCCTTGCCTGGAGCGGATTCCTGGTCGCTATCATTCGTTGGCTGGTGGGCCGCGCGATCGCGAATATCGAGGAGCGGCTCTCCGCTGCATCGAACGCAGCACAGACTGCCACTAACGGGCTCCAGCAACACCGAGAGGAATATCTCACGTTCCTGGGAAAGTTGCCGATCGACTACTACCGCCGAGAAGACATGATCCGTTTTGAGACACTTACCCATGCCAAGTTAGACGCCCTGGCAGGAGACATCAGACAACTGGAGTGCCGAAGATGCCAAACAAAGCCCCTATGATCGACCCCGAGAAGGCCCGCAGAGAGAACCTACGCTGGTATATCCTGCTTACCCTCAACTCCGCCCGTCCATTGGGGACTTCCGAAGCGGTGATTCTTACCACCCTCCAGGGGATCATCCAGGATTGTACTATCCGCGAACTGAGGAACGAGCTGAAATATCTTGAATGTCGGGAGTTACTCATCCTCAAGGGTGTCAACGGCCCAAGCTGGCATGCCGAACTCACCCGGATCGGTGTGGATGTAGTCGAGTATACCGTGGATTGCGACCCCGGTATCGCCCGGCCCAATAAGTACTGGTAACCGCGATGCCCCCTAAGAACAAGGTCTACACTCTTCCGGAGCCGGTTCGCTCCTGGCTCGACGAAACGCTTGCCGCCAACGGCGGTCAGCAGTTCAAGGCGCTGGAAGAGAAGCTCGCCGCCAAAGGGTTTCAAATTAGCGACTCAGCCCTGCAGCGCTACCACACTACCGATCTGCAACCACGTCTGCAGGCGCTTAAGCTGGCTACCGTGACCGCCCGCACCGTGGCGGCCGCCATGGGTGAGAACGACGGCACCATGCTGGAGGCGCTGACCGGGCTCTGCCAAGAGCGGCTCTTCAACTTGCTGCTAGAGGTCGACCCCGAAAACATTGATGGCACCATCCTCTCTAAATTGGCCCGCGCCATCAGCAACCTGGCCACTGCCTCGATCAACGTCAAGAAGCATGTCGCTGACGCCCGGGCTAAAGCGTTTCGGGACGCGGCGGAGATGGCCCGAACCATGACTCCGGAACAACTGCAGGCGGAGATCCGCAAGGTCTATGGGATCTGAACTCTTTTATCCCTATCAGCAGCGATGGGTGGCGAATGCCAGCCGGTTCAAGATCGGCATGTTCGCCCGTCAGACCGGCAAGACCTTCACCACTACCTTTGAGGTGGCCAGCGATTGTCAGCTGGCTGATTTGGTCGGAAAGCGAGAGCGCTGGGTGATCCTCAGCCGGGGAGAGCGCCAGGCCAAAGAGGCTATAGAAGAGGGCGTCAAGCGGCACTGCCAGGCCTTGGGCTCTCTGGTCCGCAGTTACGAGCAGGACTATAAAACCGATGGTGCTACGTACCGCTCACTTGAGGTCGAATTTCCTAATGGCTCAAAGATTACAGCCCTGCCCGCCAACCCGGACACTGCCCGTGGTTTCTCGGCCAACGTCTTTCTCGATGAGTTCGCCTTCCACCAGGACAGCCGTAAGATATGGACCGCCCTCTTTCCGGTAATTAGTGCAGGACATCGGTTACGGGTTGTTTCGACTCCCAACGGCAAGGGCAACAAGTTTTACGACCTAATGACCGGCACAGATGACATCTGGTACCGGCAGACCACCGATATCTATGAGGCGGTGGCTGATGGCCTGCCGCGAGATATCGAGGAATTGCGCACCGCCCTGGGCGACGAAGATGCATGGGAGCAGGAGTACGAGCTGAAATGGCTGGATGAGGCATCGGCCTGGCTCAGTTTCGAGCAGATCAGCAGTTGCGAGGATGACTTGGCAGGACGGCCGGAACTCTACAGCGGCGGTCCTTGCTATGTCGGTGTCGATATCAGCGCCCGCAATGATCTCTTTATCATCTGGGTGGATGAGATGGTTGGGGATGTGGCGTGGTGCCGAGAAATCATCGCAGAGAAACGCATCAGCTTTGCCGAACAGGACGCCTATCTCGCCTATGTATTCGATCGCTATAAAGTGGCGCGCTGCTGCATGGACCAGACTGGTATGGGCGAGAAGCCGGTGCAGGATGCCGAGTTGCTCTACGGTTCCAGGATAGAGGGAGTGCTCTTTACCGGCCCAAACAAATTAATCATGGCCACGATCGGAAAGGAGCAATTCGAGGATCGCAAGTGCCGCATCGCTATGGGCGACAAGGTATTGCGGGCCGATTTGCATAAGCTGAAAAAAGTATCCGGTCCTACTGGAGCGCCACGATTTGTGGCGGAGAGAGACGGTGAAGGCCATGCCGACCGAACCTGGGGCAAGTTCCTGGCCGCCAATGCTGCGGCAACACCCGGCTTCAAGCCTGAAATCCAATCCACCGGGCAGGTTCGACCTTCGGCGGGACACTTAGACTTTACCGGCAGTAACAGCCGACGCGACACAGTGGGGTTCTAAATGACACTGCCCAAAGACCTGAAAAAAGAGATCGCCACCATAGGCAATGATCCGACGATCCCAGCCTATGGCGGCGTCCTGCGCAATCAAGATGACACCCTCATCTCCCGGGGCGGCGGCAAGGGCCTCAAAATCTATGATGAGATCGAGCGCGACTGCCATGCCTTTGCCGTGTTGCAGAAGCGTAAGCTGGCCATTATCGCCAGGGAGTGGCAACTGTTGCCCGCCTCATCCAGCGCTCTCGACAAGAAAGCCTGCGACCTGGTCAAGGAACAACTGCAGAACCTCAAATTCGACCAGGTGTGCCTGAAGATGCTGGACGCGACCCTGAAGGGCTATAGCGTCGGCGAGATCATCTGGACAACCGATGGCTCGGAGATCGTGGCGTCAAAGGTCAAGGTCAAACCACAGCGTCGATTCATCTTCGATGAAGATCAGGAGCCGCGCCTGGTTACCCTGACCAACCTGTGGCCCGGCGAGCCGCTGCCGCTGAGGAAGTTCATCGTCCATCGTTACGGCGAGAAGGATGATGACAACCCCTATGGCCTTGGCCTTGGGTACCGTCTCTTCTGGCCGGTGTTTTTCAAGCGGCAGGATATCACTTTCTGGCTGACCTTCGTGGATAAGTTCGCCTCGCCGACAGCCATGGGCGAATATCCGAACGGCACCAGCGACGCCGATCAAAAGAAGCTGTTGAACTCCTTGTCGGCCATCTCTTCCGAGGCCGGGATCATCGTGCCCCAGGGGATGATGGTCAAGTTTTTGGAGGCAGCCCGCTCCGGATCCATCGACACCTATGAGCGGCTCGCTCGCTATATGGACGAACAGATCAGCGAGTGCGTGCTGGGCGAAACGCTGTCCACCAACATCGGCAACTCCGGCAGCCTGGCTGCGGCCAAAACCCATAATGAGGTTCGGCTAGAGTTGGCCAGGGGCGATTCGGATCTGCTTTCCGACACTATCAACGAGACTCTGATCCGCTGGCTTGTGGAACTGAATGTACCCGGTGCCAATCCACCTAAGCTGTGGCGCGATTTTGATGAGGGTGAGGATCTCAAGATCCGCTCCGACATGGATAAGAATTTGACGGAGATGGGCTTTGAAGCAGCCGAGCAGTACATCAACGAAACCTATGGCGGCAAATGGAAGAAAAATCCGAAGGCGGTCCCACCGTCGCTGAACTCACCCGACGCTAAGGAACCCGCGCAGTTTGCTGAGACCGCTCCGGATACAGTGGATCTGCTTACAGAGCAGACGCTGGCCGCTGCCGATGGTGGCGATATTATGGGTGCGGTGTATCTGCTGCTGTCTGATTCCGGCAGTCTAGAGGAAGTGCAGGATAAGCTGATTGATCTCTACGGTCGCATCTCGGTCGACAAGACTGGCAATGCCCTGGGTAACAGTCTCTTCCAAGCTGACCTGACCGGTCGGGCTCAAGTCCTTGATGAGGTTGGAAAGTGACAGTCGAATACGGCAACCTGCCTTTCAAGGAAGCGGAAAAGTTTTTTCGCGACAAGGTCAACATCCCCACCAAGCGGTGGGATGACCTCAAGGAGGGTATGCATGCCCGTGGCTTCATGATTGCCGGGGCACAACGTGACGACATGCTTTGCGACTTCCATGGGGCCCTACGCAAGGCGATCGAACAGGGCACCACCCTGGAGACGTTCCGCCAGGACTTCGACCAGATCGTGAACCGCTACGGCTGGAGTTACAACGGCGGCCAAGGCTGGCGCACCAGGGTGATCTACGACACCAACCTGCGCACCTCGTATATGGCCGGGCGTTACCAGCAGATGACCGACCCGGACGTACTGGCCTACAACCCGTACTGGCGCTACCGACACAATCATGCCGTCAGGCCCCGACCGCAACATGTGGCGTGGAACGGACTGACCCTGCGTCATGATGATCCTTTCTGGTCCAGCCACTACCCACCCAACGGCTGGGGCTGACACTGCTCCGTCGATCCGGTCTCGGATCGAGATATGGAGCGGTTGGGCAAGCGTGGCCCGGATAAGGCCCCGCCCCTGGTCATTGATCCTAAGACCGGTGCGCCGGTGGGTATTGATAAGGGCTGGGGCTACAACGTTGGCGAGGCGGCCTGGGGCAAGCAGCTGTCAGCAGAGGTGATGAACGATTGGCGGTCCCAGGGTGCGAAGGCCTGGAACAAATTGACGCCTGGAGATTGGAAGAGCCAGGGTCGCCCGGAACGCATCCCGGGCGATACCACCAAAACGAAGCTCGGCCCTAAACTTATTTCTACCGAGGAAGCGGCCAAGGCCCTGACCAAGATCATGGGAGATGAGGAGCGGATCTATACGCTGCCCTCCGGTGGTCGGGTGCTGGTGAACGCAGAAAACCTGGCAAGCCACATCGATCTGGACCGCACCCCGTTTCTGCCTCTGCTGCCGGAGGTACTGACAGACCCGTATGAGGCGTGGATCTCCTTTGAACAACACAAGGGAACCGGCAAGGTAGTACTGCGACAGAGGCTGATCAAGATGCTGCAGCTGGACAAAGAGCGCGGCGTGCTTGTCACGGCGCAGGCGAAGAATGGGGTGATCGAGGCGTGGACGATGGTTCCGACGTCCGATCGGAAGTATCTGAACAATCAGCGGGCAGGGAAGCTTTTATGGGGAAGGGAAGAATAGATGGGGCCCTCACTCTCTCCGCAGCAGAGTGGGCACCAGGTTCCGGTTATCGGGACTGCGGCCCAACCGTTACCATCGTTCTTTTAAAATAGCGCAGGCAGAGGAGTTTGTCAAATGGCCGGAGCTTTTACCGTTGTAGCTAAGTTCGATGACCGCGAGATCATGGCAGCCCTTGAACGTATGAGCCGCCAAGCCCGCAGGCTCAGCCCGGCATGGAAGAACATCGGCGAGGCGCTATTGCGCTCTACTGGGCAGCGCTTTCACCTGCAGCAGGATCCCGAGGGCCAACGCTGGCAGCGGCTCAAGGATTCGACCAAGGCCAGCAAGGCAGCACGCGGCTACGACCCGCGCAAGATCCTGACCATGCGCGGTCAGTTGCGCAACTCGATCCGCTACCAGGCGGATGATGGCGGGGTTCGAATCGGCACCAATCTGATCTATGCCGCCATCCATCAGTTCGGCGGCAAGACCAGGGCGCATGTGATCAAGCCGAAAAACAAAAAGGCCCTGGCCTGGCCAGGCGGGCGACACCCGGTGCGCAGTGTCAAACACCCCGGCTCCAATATACCGGCCCGGCCGTTTTTGGGGATCTCGCGGCAGGATCGCGACCGGATCTTGGAAGTGGTTTTCGACCATCTCGGGATGAATGGGTAAAAGCGGCCCTGTTTTGCAATACCGGACGGCACGTCCGGAAGGTCGGGCGATACCGACCCGATCAAATACAGCGAATTTTAAAGATAGTTTAAACGGCATAACCGATGGAGACGCGCATGAATAAAAAGCTGGAGATATTCAAGGCAGGAAAACATACCACCGCTGCCGGCCAAACCCTGGAATTTAGCGAGGCGGATCTGCAAGCCACGGTCGCGGCGTATGACCCGGCGAAGCACGAGGCCCCCCTGGTGGTCGGACACCCGAGCATTGATGCCCCGGCCTATGGCTGGGTGAAAGGGCTGTCCTTTGCCGAAGGATCCATGACCGCCGAGCCTGACCAGGTCGATCCAGCCTTTGCCGAGATGGTCAACGCGGGCCGCTACAAGAAGATCAGCGCCAGCTTCTATACTCCGGACGCACCAAACAATCCGGTGCCAGGTGTCTATTCCCTGCGCCATGTCGGGTTTCTTGGAGCCCAACCCCCAGCGGTAAAGGGACTCAAAAGCGCCAGCTTTGCCGCATCAGAAGAGGGCGTGGTCGAGTTCGGCGACTGGGCCGATCAAGTCGGGGCCGGTCTCTTCCGCAAACTTCGGGAATGGATCATCGCCAAGTTTGGTCAAGATGAGGCTGATAAGGCGTTGCCTGGGTGGGATGTGGACATGGTGCAGACCGAGGCCGCCCAGAGAGATACAGGAAATGAGGCCGACTCGCTGTTCGCGGAAGGCTTAAAACAAAAAAAGGAGGGTACCACCTTGCTGACACCAGAACAAATTGCCGCCAAGGAATTGGAGCTGCAACAGAAAGAAACGGCGTTTACCGAACGCGAGGCGAATTTGCTGAAACAGGAACAAATCGTCATTCACCAGGCGCACCTGACTTTTGCTGAAGGGTTGGTAAAGGAAGGCAAGCTGCTCCCGGCGCTTAAAGAGCAGGCGGTGGCCATGCTTGATTTTGCATCCGGGCTCGATGCCGGGCAGGTGGTCGAGTTCGGCGAGGGCGAAGGGAAACAGACACTCGCCCTGGGCGAATCGTTCAAGTCGTTCCTCTCCGGCCAGCCGAAGTTCATTGTCTTTGGAGAAACCGTTAAGGCGGAAGGGGAAAAAAGCACTGTCGAGTTCGCGGCCGCTCCCGGCTACGCCGTAGATGCTGACTCCCTGGAGATCCATACCAAGGCTATTGCCTACCAGGGCGCGAACCCTGGTGTCGAGTACATGGCTGCCATCAAAGCCGTGCAATAGTAAGCCAGCTCAGAGCAAAACGAATTCTGTCCCGCACATACAAATTTAAGGAGGAACAACAATGTCACGTCAAGCTCAACCTAGCCTTAGCCTGAGCCTTACCACTACCGGCATTATCGCCGAGGCTCGTTTCGTCAATACGTCCGTTGCCCAGGCCGGAGCGGCCTCCAACACTTTCGGTGTGGCTCGGATGGCTGCAGCACTCGGTGACGTCATTCCGGTCGATGCGGTTGGCACCGCCATCGTTGAGTCTGGAGCCGCCTTTGCTGCGGGTGCACTGCTCGCAACCGACGCCTCCGGTCGGGCGGTGACCTGGGCAGCCGGAGCTGCAGTCGCCAGAGCCCTTCCCGGTCAAGCAGCTACGGCTGCTGGCCAGTTCGTTGAAGTGCTCCTCATCCCAAATTAATCAGTCATTAACCACCTTTTACGGAGGTATTTCAGATGTTGAACGCAGCAGGAATCAGAGTCATCAATCCAATTCTCAGCACGGTCGCCCAAGGCTATCAACAAGCCGATCTAATCGGAGCAGCCCTTTTTCCCAGGGTGCCGGTTGAGATCTCCGGTGGGCAGATCCTGGAGTTCGGAAAAGAGTCTTTCAAACTGTACAACTCCCGGCGTGCCCCTGGCGGAGCGACCAAACGCATCTCGTTCGGCTATCTGGGCAAACCGTTTGCCCTTTTCAATGATGCTCTTGAAGCACCGGTGCCACGTGAGTTCATGCGGGACGCCAAGGTCATGCCAGGGATAGACCTCGCCACGCGTGCCGTTATGCTAGTCATGCGCAGCCTGATGCTGGGGTTGGAAGTGGCGCAGGCTACCCTTGCCACCGATGCCTCGCAATACGACGCCAACCATAAAATAACACTGACCGGAACAGCCAAGTGGAGCGATCCGAACTCCGACCCTATTTCGCAGATGGATACCTACAAAGAGGCCATCCGGAGCACAGTCGGTATTCGGCCCAATACTCTGGCCCTTTCCGCCCAGGCGTTTTCGGCGGCAAAGACCAATGCCAAGATCCGGGCTCAGTTCCAATATACAAATCCGGACAGCGTTACTGCTGAGATGCTTTGTAAAGCATTCGATGTCAAGAAGCTTGTAGTCGGAGAAGCCGTCACCTCCGATGACTCCGGCGTGATCTCCGACGTCTGGGGCAACAACGCGATTCTTGCCTATGTTCCGGATGTTCCTACGAGCATGGAGGTGCCCTCCTATGGATACACCTACACCATGGTCGGGCATCCATTGGTGGAGGAACCATACTATGACAACAACGCCAAGTCATGGGTCTACGGGGTTGGTTTTGAGCGTGTTCCGGTTCTCTCCGGCATTACCTCGGGCTATCTGATCCAAGGCATTAAGTAGAAATCTGATCAGCTGGAGACAGAATTCGATTCTGTCCTCCAAAATTATAAGGAGAGTGAACCATGGCAAAATATCCCGTTTATGAACCGTTGCTCGGCGATCGCCCCACCCCGTATATGCCGGGCGATATCGTCGAGATGGATGAAAAAGAAGCACGCGGCCTGATCAAGGCTGGTGTCCTCGGTGAGTCAGATGAACTTGGAGGTGGACGTGGCCTGAATGCTACCAAAACCATCGAGCTCGCCAAAGCCGCCACCACAAATGCGGAACTGGACGAACTCGCCCTGGGCGAAACCCGCAAAACCGTATTGATGGCCATCGAAACCAGGCGTTTCGATCTTGAGGAATAAACCATGTACTGCTCCCTGAACGATATCCAAGCGATCGTGCCGGAAGACGATCTGGTCGAACTGACCGATGATGCGACACCTCCCACCTTCATCAATGAAGACGTGATCGATCGGGCCATCACCGACGCCGGTGAGCTGATCGACGGATATCTTCGGGGTCGGTATACCCTGCCCCTTTCTCCGGTTCCCGGGCTGATCAACACCCTGGCCGCCGACATCACCATCTACCGGCTCTATGCGCGGCGGATCCGCCTGACTCCGCCGGAAATCGTCACCGAACGCTATAAGGAAGCACAAAAAATCCTGGGGAAGATTCAATCCGGCAATGTCTCGCTGGGATCGGAGAATACCGGAGGCGACGTAACGCCGGTAACAGGCGGCCCCCAGTTCAGCGCTCCGGATAGGGTGTTCACCCGGGACACCTTGGGTGATTACTGATGATCAATCAGATTGAAGACGCGATCGTCACCCGCATCAAAGCGAAACTGGGAGCTACCGCCGGTAAGGTGGACGTGCAGAAGGGTGTCGAGGGCATACCGCAGCCTGCTGTCTATGTTTCCACCGAGGCGGGCCGGTTTGAGAAGATCACCCAGGTGACGTTCAAGCAGCATCTGACCCTCTTTGTCGACATCGTCTTCTCGTATCGAGGGGCAAAAGATAGCGAGCGGAGAAAGGGGATGTATCTGATTTTGGAAGGCATCCTCCAGGCGCTGCTGCTCCAGGATCTCGAACTGAAAATCAAGCCGCTGGAGCCGCAGAGCTGGAGAAATACCACGGTTGAGGAGCTTCGTTCGCAAGGGCTGCTCTCTTTTTCCCTGGAACTGACCACCTCCTATACCATCAGCAAGATTGACGATGAAGCGCTTACCGATCTGCTGGTGATCGGCCTCAACTATTATCTGGCACCTGGCGACGATACGGTCGACGCCAGCGACACAGTCACCTTACAGGAGACACTATGAAAGTCACAGCAGCGCCGGGCCTCTTGTGCCCGATGGAAGGAAAACCCAGGGAATATATCACCGACGATCCGGAAGGGATAGAGGTAGAGCCCACGGCCTACTACCGCCGCCTGGTCGATGATGGATCCTTGGTGGAAGTGGTGGCAACATCGCCAAAGCAGCAGAAAACCTCAGCAGCCTCGACAGGGGCCATGGGAGGTGACCAGTAATGGCATCCAAGAATATTACGTTTGACACCATTCCGGCATCGATCCGCAAGCCGGGCAAGTATTTTGAGTTCAACACCCGGCTGGCGGTGCGCACCCTACCCGCCAATGGGCAAAAAATGCTGATTATCGCCCAGCGGCTGGCAGCCGGTACCGTGGCAGCCCTGGTGCCGACCCAGGTCTTTTCGGATGCTCAGGCCGCTGATTATTTCGGCAACGGCAGCACGGCGCATCTCATGTGTCGGGCCGCCATCACAGCCAACCCCTATCTTGATCTGACCGTCTGCGCCCTGGACGATGGCGCAGGGGCAGCGGCAACCGACACGGTGACCATTGCCGCTGCCGCTACGGCATCGGGGACGTTGAAGCTCTGGATCGGCAATCAGAGCGTGGAGATCGCTGTAACCTCCGGGGATGCCAATACCCTCGTGGCCACTGCCCTCGGGGCAGCGATCACCGCCAAAGCCGACCTGCCAGTGACCGCAGGCGTGGCAGCCGGTGTGGTGACGCTGACTGCCAAGAACAAAGGGACCGTCGGCAACCAGATCGATATCGCCTTTACCCTGACGGCCCTCGGCACCACAGTTGCCCTGGGAACCCCAAACCTGTCCGGCGGCACCATTGATCCGGATCCGTCGACCGCCCTGGCCAAGGTGTTTGCAGTGCAGTACCACCTCATCACCATTCCCTATAATGACCAAACGAATATAACGATTCTGCGCACGCATCTGGACAATGTTTCCGGAGCGCTGGAAAAGCGGGGAGGCGTTGGTGTCTACGGTTTTGACGGTGCTCTGGCCGCTGCCACTACTTTGGCGGGGCTCATCAATGGTGGCCGCCTCGTCGAGGCATATCTTCGGGGAACAAAATCTCCGGTGTACGAGCTGGGAGCTGCATTTGCTGCGGTTATGGCGGGAGAAGAGGATCCGGCCATGCCGCTCAATACTCTAGTCCTGAACGGCATCGCGGTTCCACCCATTGATCAGCGCCTAAGCCGAACCGAACAGGAGAGCTGCCTCAACAACGGCGTGGCCCCTCTTGAGGTCGGACCTGGAGAGGTTGTCCAGATCGTTAGGGCCGTTACCACATACACCAAAAACGCCGGCGGAATAAGTGATATTGCACTCCTGGATGTCACTACCATCCGTTCTCTTGACTATCTGCGCAAGGCCAGTGTGGAGCGAGTCGAACTGCGCTTCCCCAGAGGGAAACTTTCAGATAGGACTCCTGCCAGGGTTTGGGTTGAGGAGTACGACGTATTACTGAAACTTCAAGAGCTGGAGATCGTCGAGAATGTGGAGGCCAATAAGGACGGCCTGATCATTGAGCGTGATCTGCAGGATCCTAACCGTCTGGATATGAAGATTCCGGCGGACGTGGTCAACGGCCTGCATGTGCTGGCCGGGCGTATCGATCTGCTGCTGTAATCGAAGATTAAAGGAGGATTAAACCATGCCAGAATATGTATCGCGGGTGCTACTGGAGATCAACGGCCAGGATATCACCGATTTCAAGTCCGTCTCGGAAAAAGAGGTCAAGCTCGCCGAGCAGGTGAAGTTGATGAACAAAACCGGGTTTACCGATGCCACTCCGCGTTATGAGGTCGATGTGGAATATGTGGTTCCGGCAGATGCGCCGGAGTTCGACTTCGCAAGCGTCAGAAATGGGACGTTGACCATCGACAAAATGAATGGTGTGCGGGAAACCTATACCGGGGTCCGTACGCTTAAAATAGGCGCCACCAAGTATGATGGCGACAAAGAAGCGACCAGGACTATTGATCTTGGCGCAGCAAACAAGGTGTGAGCAATGATGACCGAAAAAGGAACGCTACCCGTAGGGGTAGAATTTGAGGGGAAGGTGCACCAGGATTTTGAATTGCGATCGCAATTCGTGCGCGACACCGTCGATATCTTTGACGATCCGGTTGCTGGCGATCGAGCTGAACGGAATAACCAGTTTTTTGCTGCCAGCCTGTTTGCCGGACGACTGGTTAAATTAGGCGAGATCCCGAAAGAGCAGATCACTGTCGATATGGTTCTGGACCTGGAGCAAGAAGATTACATGGAGATTGTCCAGGCAGGAAAGAGGTTGGAAGAACGCATGGCCACGTTTCGAGGCAAGACTCCAGCCGTGGCGCCAGAAGGTACTGGCGATGCTCAAGGTGGGGTTTGAGTTGCAGGACATTCTCGCCATGCCGGAGGCGGAAGCCGATGGTTACCTGGAAGCATATAGTCAACTTGTGAACCCGCCGAAGGCAAAGACCTACATGGTAAAGCGTCAGAAACAGGACAAGCGTAAGAGGTAAACATGGGATCAGATACCATGAAACTCGCCCTGCAGTTGACCGGAGTGGACATGCTGTCCGGCCTTCTCGATCGGGTGAAGAAAAATGTCCTGAATCTCGGAGCCGCCGGTGAGCAAGTCTCTCGCGACTTCGACCGGATGAATGCCCACATCACCAAGGGGCTGCAAGGAGTGGCGGTCGCTGCGTATGGTGTGCACCAGATCGCCAAGGGTATCGTTCCGGCCGGAAATCTCCAAGAGGAGATGATCAATGTCGAGATGAGCCTGATGAAGTCCGGAAAAGAAGCCTCGATCCTTAACAGGGAACTAGACGAGGTGCGCAAGACCGCCATTGAGCTGCAGAAGATCACGCCATTTTCCGCCCAGGAGATGGTGAAGGCTGAGAAGGAGTTTCTCAATTCCGGCGTGGAGTTCTCATCCGTCGTGGGCAATGGCGCAACCAAGTCCTCAGCCGCATTTGCCACAATTACTGGCGCATCCATAGAGCAGGCGCAGGCTGCCATGCTCAATATCGGCGTGCCGTATCATCTCAAGGGCGCTGAATACGTCGAGGTTGCCGATGTCCTGCAGCGGCATGTCATGTCGGGTCGGTTGAAGGTCGGCGGGTTTGAGGAAGCGCTCAAAAACTCGGCGGGTGTTACCAAGGGCTTTAAGTTGCCCTGGCATGATCTGGTGACAGGGTTGGCCGTTATCGGCGAGAGCGGTTTCGTCGGCTCCGAGGCGGGAACCTATTACAAGGATTTTCTGGAACGTCTCACCGGTAGCTCTCGTATGACCAGGAAAGCCATGGCTGCTGCCAACCACCAGCTTAGAGCTGAAGGAAAAGGCGAGCTGAAATTTTGGGACAACAAGGGCGAACTCTTGCCCATGCACAACATTATTAAACAGTTGCGCGCCACCTTGGGTAGCATGGATACGCATCACAAGATGTTTTACCTGGAAAAGATGTTCGGACAACAAGGCGGCCAGGGTGGACTTGCCTTGATGAAAGATGGCCCCGGAAGCTGGGAGGCCGTCTTACAAAGAGCTGCTGAAGCGGCATCGCTATCAGATAAAATGGCAAAAAGGTTGGAGGGGTTCAATGCGAATTTAACCGCCCTTCAAGGGACCTCAAAAACGACAGCTGCCGTTGTTTTCGATCCGATGCTGCAACCGCTGACCAAGCTGGTGCAACTGCTCAACGATGCTACTGCAGGATTAGGGACTTTTTCCGAAGAGCATAAAACGTTGACCAAGGGCGCCAATTATCTGGCCGGAGGGGCTGTGGCAGGAGCGGGTATCTTCGGTGCCTATCACCTGGTTAGGGGGGCGATCTCCGGCGGCAAGGTTTTAAAGGGGATTGGTGGTTTCAAGGGTTTGCTTGGGGGAGCTGCCGGAATCGGCTTGGGTGTTGCCGAAGGCAAGGCTTTGCAGGTTGCAGCTGGTGTCCAGCCGGTTTTTGTCGTCAATATGCCGGGAAATTTGGGTGGCGCATCTTCTATAATTGGCGGGGCCGCTGAAGCTGCGGCCGGTGCTGCCGGTGCGACAGCTCTGGTGAAAACCTTTGCATCGACATTCGCGGCGGCGACTCCGTGGCTGGCGACAGCGGTGGTCTCCGCGTTAGGCGGCTATATCATCGGCGGCGGCATTAACCGAGGTCTTGCCAAGTTTAGTGGGTGGCTCTCCGATGGTAAGTACGGTGGTGATGGCTGGCTGGGAGAGAGGATCTACGACGAGCAACAGAAACCTGAAAATAAAGTTGGTGCCGGTTGGCTGGCAGATATGGGATTTGGCGAGAAACAAAAAAACGAGATCAACATGAACATCTCCGTCGATGCTCAAAATCGGGTGACGTCGTGGACCGACGATACGAACACGACCACCAACATTACCACGAATCGGGGATCGTTCACCGACCCTGATAGCTATAAATAAGGTGTCCCGTGCCTGACCTCTACGCTGCAGAAATAAACGGTTTCGCTCTGGAAATTGAAACCACCGATGACACCTGGGAGAAGTCCATTGCCCGCCACGAGTATCCGTATAAAAACGGCGCGCTCCTGGAGGACATGGGGCAGAAGGCTCGGTGTCTCAAGTTTCGCTGTTATTTTTGGGACGATGGTGCCGATCATGCCACCTACGATGATCATCGCGACTTCCTGGACCATCTGGATGACATGGAGATCATTGAGCTGGTCCATCCCAAGTACGGCCCGCTCAGGGGCAGTATCGAATCGGTTGCCATCCACCATGATGATCGTGATCGGATGGCGCAGATCGACATCTCCTTTGTCGAGGGACTGATCGAGGATCCCGACGATACCGCCCATGAGGATGTCGAGGCAGGAGCCGAGGAATCCTACAACGACAGCATCGCCGATCAGCAGCAGGAATTTGCAGACGATGCGAAATCAGCCATGGGTTCTGAATCCTCCGGCATCCTGGGCAAAGTTCTGGATCCGAATCTCGGTATTGTCGAGCAGTTTACTTCCGTGTCAACGAAGGCTCGAAACTATCTTAAAATGGTGGAGAAGTACGTCGGCATCCTGGAAGGCACGCTCAATACCATCGCCAACCCGGCAAACTCGCTCACCTCAACCCTCAATTACGGCACCAGCCTGCCCGGGCGAGTGATCGGCAGCATCACCCGCTGCATGGAGCGCTATGCCCTGCTCTACCAATCACCGCAAACGGCACCAGCTCGTTTTGTCGACAGCATGTCCCAGGGACATAAAGAGTTGGCAGCGGCCTCGGGTGCTTTCGCCAAAACTACGACCATAGCGGCGGCCAGCCACACCGCCTTACAGACCGCTTACCTCTATAAACAAGATGAAACGGTGCGGACCCTGCAGAAACGCAGTGAAGGAAAACCGGCTTTCGACACGCTGGGGAACTACACCCCTCCGGAGCTGTCGGCCACCGACATCCAACCGATGACGGTACGTGAGTTGGAAAGCAGCCTGGCCACGGTGCGGGGCATGCTTCAGGATGCCATCAACCTGTCGCGGCAATCCACCAGCCTCAAAAAACAGGCGTTGCAGCTGCAGACCCATGTCAACACCATTAAGCTGGATAGGGAGAAGATTACCCAGGTGCAGCTTGACAACCCTATGCCGTTGCACCTGGTCTGTTTGAAGTTCGGGTTGCCCTATGGTGCCGCCGATCGCCTGATGATGATCAACGATATCCGCAACCCCAACGAAGTCGGCGGCGAGGTGAGTGTGTATGTCTCCTGATACTATATCCCTGCAGATTGCTGGACGTCGCATCGAGCGGTTCCTGTCCTATACGATCGCGGTCGATCTCTATACGCCCGCCGATGCCTTCTCTTTGGAGATTGCCAATCCGGAGACAGAGATCAAGCGGGGCCAGCGCTGCGAGCTGTATGTCAACGGCCAGTTGGAGCTGACTGGCATCATCGACAAAAGTTCCAGGAAATATGGCAAGGCCGGGTTGACCACGCGGATTGAAGGCCGCGATCTGATGGGCCTGTTGGTAGACTCACACTGTGAACAATTCGTCGATGTCGAGGGCATGAAGCTCTCGGATCTGGCCGAGATGCTGCTCAAGACGGTGCCGTTCATCAACCGGAAGCAGATCCAGTATCAGGAGAACATCGTCGGCAAGCTAAGGAGTCATAGGCATCATCAAGGATCGGGGCAATCGCTGATGGGATCTATGGATTCACCGCAGAAGGTGTCCAGGATCGAGCCGGGCATGACGGTTTTTGACGCTTTGCGAACCTATGCCGCCAGCCGGGGCCTTATGTTTTTCGCCCTTCCGGACGGCACCTTTGTCTTTGGCAGACCAAAGGCCAAGGGAGAGCCGCTCTACTCCCTCACCTGTCTCGAGACAGGAAAGGGCAACAATGTGCTAGAGGGCGAGGAGATCGACGATATCTCCAAACGGTTCTCTAAAATAACGGTGCTCGGTCAACAGCAGGGGCAGGATGATTTCATGATGGACGCCACCAAAATTACCACCCATGGGACGGTGACAGATCCGGATTTCCCTTTCTATAAACCCTTTGTCGTCAGGGACAACAATGACTCCAAAAGCCCGGAGCTGCATGCCCGGTTCATCCTGGAGCATCAACGGCACCAGGGTTATCAACTCCATTACAAGGTCCAAAGCCACACCCAGAACGGCAAGAACTGGCAGGTCAATGAATTGTGCCGGGTACGCGATGAAGTTCTTGGGATAGATGGAGTCTATCTCCTCTACGGTCGGGCCATGGAACGCTCCCGACAGGAAGGAACTATTACGCGTCTGAAGCTGGGGATGCCGGGGTTAGTACAATGATCAGGGGTATCGTTGGATCCGTGTGGGAAGGTTTTATCAAACGCATCAGTGCCAGTGGCCGTACGGGCGAGACCTTTACCAATCGGGAGTATTTCCAGCATTACGGTTTTACCTCGAGGCCTCACCCAGGCGCAGAAACTATCTTTATCCAAGAGGGCAATCATATTATCGCAGTGGCCTCGGACGATCGCCGCTATCGCCTGGCGATCGAGGAAGGCGAAGCGGCACTCTATAGCGACGAAGGCGACCATGTGCTTCTTAAGCGCGGTCGGGTGATTGAAATAGAGACCGAGACCCTGATAGTCAAAGCAGGAACCAAGGTCCGGTTTGAAACGCCGTTGATCGAGACCACCGGTCAGGTTACGGCGGAAGACACGATTACAGACCTCAGCGCCAGTACCGGCAAGAGCATGAGCGCTATGCGCACCATTTATGACGGCCACATCCATAACGAGCACGATGGCGGCCAGACCAGTGCGCCGACCCAGGGGATGTAATGGATTACGCCATCACCATAGGTGACAACCTGGCGGGCGCGATGACCTTTGATCCGGCCACCGATATCAGCAACAATATCTTTCTCAGCCTGACGGTGAAAAAGGGTTCGTGGTTTCACAACCCACAATTCGGCCTGCGGCAGCGGGGCAGATTGAAGAATACCGAGACCACGGCTGCTCTGATCCGCCATGATTATAAAGACGCTCTCCAGTGGTTGATCGATACTGGACGGGCCAAGTCGGTTGAGGTGTGGGCGGAACGCGATCGCACCCAGGATCTCAACCGGTTGAAGCTGCTGGTCGAGGTGGTGCAGGCAGACGGCCACAAGGTGACGTTCGAGATATTTAGAGAGGTGGTGTGATGGCCTATGAAAAAGGCTTCGACGAAATACTGAACGACATCCTGATCGATTTCCGTAACATCTTCCCCAGTGTTGATGTCTCCCAAGGGAGCCTGGCGTACATGAAAGCTGCCGGGTATGCCTCGGCCCTATGGGGACTGTACCGAAATCAGGATTGGATCAGTAAGCAGATTTTTCCAGACACGGCCGATACCGAGGCTCTTGAACATCATGGCTGGGTACGCGGTGTCACACGCACTGCGGGCGAGAGTGACGCTGTCTACCTGGCCCGTCAGCTCGACTACATCCGCAGGCCCCCAGCAGGAGGCAACAAATACGATTACGAAAAATGGGCCGAAGAGGTCGATGGCGTACAGAAGGCCTATGCCTTTCCTCTGGCTCAGGGGCCGGAGAGTGTGGATGTGGTGATCCGGGCCAATGTCGCCACCACCGGATCCGAAATTCCCGACCAAGACTTGCTCGATGCGGTGTCTGCCCATATTGCTGATCAGCGACCGGTAGGGGCTCGGTTTATCCGAGTGCTAGCCCCGACCGTGGTCTATCAGGACGTGACCATGACCGGGGTGGGCAGCATTCTGGCGGCAACGGTGCAAGCCGATATTGCCGCCTACTTGACCGTTTTTACACCTGGGCAAGTCTTGTATTTGCCGCAGTTGACCGGCCTTGCCACGGCTAACGGCGTGGCCAATCCGGACCTCTCGATTCCTGCCGCCATGGTGATACCGGCACCTTATGCCATGCTGCGTCCGGGCGTGATCAATGTCAGCTAATCGGGACGCCCTCCGTCTGCTCATGCCCATTGAATTGGGCGGAGATCATGACGCGGATCTGGATCTGGATGCCAAGCATCTCGACATTGCCCAGGCCAGTGCCGAGACCCTGCTCCGGGAGATATTTCCGGATACGGCGGTTGCGTTGCTGGCGGATTGGGAGCTGGAACTGGGATTGATACCCGGTGCGGACGAACCCTTACAATCCCGACGCGATCAGGTGGTTCGCAAGATCCGCGAGCGTGGTGGTTTATCAATCCCATACTTTAAAGGCCTGGCGCGGGCCCTCGGCTACGAAATCGAGATCGTCGAGCCAGTTCCGTTCATGGCCGGATGGGGACGGGCCGGTGATAAATTATACGGGACGTCTATCTGCTATCAATGGGGAGTGCGGATACTTAATCAGCCCATTTACAGGTTCAGGGCGGGTGTATCGGTTGCGGGAGAAAGGCTGACCTGGTGGCATCAACAAACCGTACTCGAGGATATCTTTAGGGACTTGAAGCCAGCCCATACCTTTGTCTACTTCATTTACGAATAGGAGCAACAATGCAGAGATTAATAGAAGATGGCGGGGTGGTTATCGAAGGTAACCCGGCGACCAATACTGAAGGAACTCCCGTGCGTGGTGCATGGCTACAAGCGATTGACGATGAACTGATAGGGTTGGTGGAAAATACAGGAGAAACCCTCAACCCGGAGGACAACGGCCAAATTGCAAAGGGTATCCAGTCTGGCAAACTCATCTCATCAGTCGCCGGGGGTACTGCCGACGCACTGACCGGGACGTTCACCCCTATCATCGAAACGTTGATCAATAATATGGTGCTGTGCGTCCGGGCAGCCGGCGCCAACACGACCACCGCGGTGACGTTCACCCCAAACCCTGGAGTCATCGCACCAGTGGGTGTGTACAAGGGAGCAAACGTTGTTCTGGCAATGGGTGACATTGCCGGAGCAGGTCATGGTCTCAAGTTTCGATGGGATGCAACATTGACCAAATGGGAGTTATTGAACCCGGCAACAGGGATATCCATAGCTGCGCCAAACTTCAAAAACAAACTTCCTAATGGTGCTTTTCGCATAAACCAGCGCAAGTATATTTCCGGTACGGCACTAGCCCCCGGAGTCCCATTAACTGGCGTCGGCTATGGCCACGACGGATGGAGAGCTGGAGCTGGCGGGTGCACATACACATTCGCTCAGTCCATGGGGCCGACCCAGATAAACATCACTGCAGGTACGCTTATCTCCGTGGCTGAGGATTCCACTGTAGATGGCACGGCGATGGTTCTATCTTGGGGCGGATCGGCACAGGGCCGTGTTGGCGTCAATGGCGCTGCGCCATCCGGGGCTTATGCGGCTAGCCCGATCACACTGACCGCGACTCCTGGGCAGACAGTTTCTGTTGAATTTAACACCGGGACGTTGGGTAAGGTCGATCTAAGGAACGGGCTCACGCCATCTGCAGATTACGAGTGGCCACCGTTGTGGATGGTACTGGCCGTGTGCCAAAGGTACCTACCCGCATTCAATACTCCTTCTGGACAAGTTGGATCAGTAAACTGGGTATCGTCAACGGCTTTTCAAGCCAATTTCAGCTTTCCCGTTACAGCGAGGGCCGTGCCATCAACGATATCAGTATCATCTATCGGCCATTTCGTCGCTAACACCCCCGGTGGTAGCAACAACGTCTGCACGGGGGTTTTCGCGTATTGGATAGCTGGGCTGAACTCCTTTAGCGTCACCGGCACGGTTGCTGGGGGCGGTGGAACATTGGGTACCGGTGGTTTTCTTTATGCCGGTAACGGTTCAGCACAAATTCTTTTTTTTGGGTGTGAGTTATGACAATATGGAAATATACAAATAAAGATAAGACTGCCGTGGCCCGCACTCTGGAAGATGGCCGGTGTGAGTCGTGTTCGGTGGCGGCGATTGATGATTGGATTGCAGAAGGCAATACTCCTGATCCGTTTACTCCTCCTCCTGAAAATTCTGTTCAGGTTTGGGAACGAATAAAGACTGAGCGTGATCGTCTCCGTTTCAACGGCGGCGTCAAAGTCAATGATCACTGGTTTTTATCTACCGCTATTGCCGCAGGAGAATACAACTCCCTGGCCTTAATTTCTGTTGGACTTCCAGACCAAACCGTTCTCCGCAAAGAATGGAGAACTATGGATGGAACGACGGTCGATATGACGCCCTTGCTTGTCAAACAAATCCTTACTGCCGGTTTTGCTCAGATTGCAGCTATTGATGATGCTGCTCAGGTGCACAAGGCTCTCATGGAGGCGAGCGCTAATCCGGAATCCTATGATTTTAGCTCCGGTTGGCCCCAGGGATTTGAGGGGTAATCTATGACGTCTATCCGCCTGCTTTTCAGCACCACTAGTAACCCATTTTCGGCATTAATCCGTGCGGCGACTTGGTCACGCTGGTCGCATGTTTCCATGATAGGTGGTGATTTTGTGATTGAGGCCGCTGCCCTCCATGGAGTGCGGCGGGTTTCTCTTATGGAAGCCTTCAGTCGAGCCGAGGATAGGGAGATAGTCGCATTGCCCTGCGCAGATCCGGCAGCTGTGATCGCTGCTGCCTCTAGCCAGATCGGCAAGCCTTACGACTACACCGCCGTTCTTGGCCTTGGCCTGCACCGAGATTGGCAGGAGGATGATTCTTGGTTTTGCTCTGAGCTGGTCGCGTGGGGCTTTAACACTGCTGGGCAGCCATTGTTTCGGTCGGATTGTATGCGTCGGATCACACCGCAGCATTTGTGGATGTTGGCGCCGATTGTGACCAACATGTAGAAGTTATCAAGGTCGGGACTGGGAGGAGCGCAAACTCCTCCCGAACTTTCCGACCGTGCTTGAACACGGAAGGAGGCCCGCAGGTTCGACCCGCTATAGTCCCGATGCACGCTGTGGACAGCGCATGGGGGTAGTAGCATATCACCTGCATTACCGCAAGGAGCCTTTCGTGGCATCACTGATCCCCTATTTTGGCGGCAAGAGCCGCCTGGCAAAAACCATCCTTTCCAAATTCCCAGAGCACCAATGTTATGTTGAGGTGTTCGCCGGGGCTGCAAACGTTTTCTTTGCTAAAGAACCAAGAGGTTCCGAGGTCATCAACGATCTTGACCGCGATCTGATCACCTTATATCGCATCGTCAAGCATCATCCCGAAGAACTGCATCGTCAGTTCAAATATGCCCTGGTTGCTCGTGACGAATTCAACCGGCTCATGCAAGTCAATCCCGATACCTTGACCGATATTCAGCGTGCGGCTCGTTACATCTATCTGCAACGCACTTGCTTTGGTGGTCGCATCCATGGCCGCACCTTCGGCACTTCTACTACCGGTCTCCCTCGCCTCAATCTGTTCACTCTACAAAAACTTCTGGAAGAGGCATGGATCCGGCTGGCTCAAGTGATGATAGAGTGCCTCGACTTCAGGGATCTGATTCCCCGATATGATAGGGAGCACACCCTGTTTTTTCTTGATCCGCCGTACTGGAAAATTGACGGCTATGCGCACAACTTCGTTGAGCAGGATTTTTACGATCTGGCGGAGGTGCTGGCCGGTATCAAAGGAAGGTTTCTAATGACCTTAAATGACACGCCAGAGGTGAGGGAAATATTCAGTAGATTCTCGATTGAGGAAGTCGAACTGAAGTACTCAATGAGTAAAAAAGTGGGGAGTCGATCGAAGGTGAGAACAGAGCTTTTAATCAGCAATTAA